AGCACATCTGCCAACCAGACGCACTCGTCTGTAATTGCTGAGACTTCTACGGGGTCTGATACTGTATCGGCCCTGGCTACGTTTGAATCTAGCATTGCTGAGACGGCGAGTGGGTCTGACTCCATAAATGGTAACGTAGACTTCCAGGTCGCTGTAGATGAGACGGCAAGCGGGGCTGACAGCATTGAGGCAAGCCAAGACTTTGGGGTTGCGGTAGCAGAGACCGCCAGCGGGTCAGATTCAATAGAGGCCACGCCTACCTACTCCACGGTTATTTCTGAGACTGCCACAGGTTCGGACAGCGTAGAGGCCCAGGCGGCGTTTGAATCCTCTGTTAGCGAGACAGCTACTGGGGCGGACTCGATTGACTCCAATGTTTCGGTCTTTGCCTCTGTGGCGGAGACGGCTGCTGGGTCTGACGAGATCTCGGCCAATGCCAATTTCGGGGTGGGTATTAGTGAGAGTGCGTCTGGATCGGATACTGATGCGTCAAATCCAGATTTCCAGGCGGCAACCGCAGATACAGCAACCGGCGCAGACGAGGTTTCTTCTACGCCATCTTATTCAGGTACAGTCTCTGAAACGGCCACGGCAGCTGATGAGACGGCTTCTCAGTTTGAGTTTTTTGGCAACATTCTTGAGACCGCCACGGCCACGGATGAGGTATCTGCCAGTGTGAATTTCCAGAGCTCGGTGAGCGAGACGGCTACGGGTACGGATTCTGATATTGGGTTCTTGACCATGATGGCCGAAGTGCTGGAGACGGCTACGGCGGCAGCTCAGTTTGTGGCGGCTATGAACTACATGGCTGCTATATCCGAGGCAGCGACGGCGGCGGACTTTATCTACGCCGAGTATCTCTGGAACCCGATCGACGACACCCAGACGGCCAACTGGGGGAATATCAACAATGAACAGACGCCTGGCTGGACCCAGGTTACAGATACGCAGTCGCCGGGGTGGACGGCTGTGGGGACAACTCAAACGCCGGGGTGGGCTAATGTGGATGACACGCAGGCTCCTAACTGGCAAAATATCAACACGAACTCGTAGGAGTCTTTATGACGACAGCAGCAACATCTCTCTTGGGCCTAGCCCTTCCGGTCACTGGCGAACTTGCAGGTACGTGGGGGACGACGGTTAATGACTCGATTACCTCTCTCCTGGACACTGCCGTTGCCGGTACGACCACGCTTAGCACGGACGCTGACGTTACGCTGACTACCACGACTCTTGCGGCAAACCAGGCTCGGCAGGCAATCCTGCTGTGCTCAGGCGCACGCACGGCGCTACGTACCATCACGGCCCCGGCCCAGTCCAAGATCTACACGGTCATTAACTCAACGACTGGCGGGTTCTCTGTCAAGATTGTGGGCGTTGGTCCTACGACGGGTGTGACGATAGGTTCTGGTCAGTCTGCCCAAGTTGCATGGAACGGATCTGATTTTGTTCAGGTTGGCGCATCTGCTGGCGGGTCTAACACGCATGTTCAATACAACAACAGTGGTGCGCTAGCAGGCTCTGCTAACTTGACATTTAACGGTACGACGCTCACTGCCAATGCTCTGACGGTCACAAATGCCACTACGCTTTCAGCGGGCACAGCCAACGGAGTAGCGTATCTCAACGGCTCCAAGGTAGTTACCACTGGTTCTGCGCTGACGTTTAATGGGACTAACCTTGGTTTGTCGAGCAGTGCAGTAGCAACTGCGATAAAGATCGATGGGTCTGGGCGTTACAAACAGTTTGAAACTTATCAATCTGGTAGCCGTGAGTTTTATTTTGGATACGACAGCACCAGCCTGATTGGTCTGATTTATCAAGACAACAACCGACCAATCGCTTTTGGTATTTCAGGCTCCGAAGGCATGCGCCTAACCAGCACAGGGCTGGGTATTGGGACGAGTTCTCCTGCAAGCAAACTGGATGTTTACAGCACTGGAAATACAACACTGACTATTAGCGGTAGTAGTGGCGGAGGTGGCGATGTTTCGCAGATTGATTTTTTCCGTATTGGTTCAAACGTCACCTCCTCAGTAAAGGCCATCCGCGATGGAGGCAACACCAGCGGTGCTTTGACCTTTTACACGGCGCTATCTGGTTCTAACACAGAACGTATGCGCCTCGACTCCTCCGGTAACCTCGGATTGGGGGTTACGCCGAGTGCTTGGAACTCAACAAGCAAAGCCTTTCAAGTCAGCACTTTTGTTTCGGTATCTCAGCAAGCAAGCGGAGCCGCAAACTTTGGGTTCAATTTCTACGAAGACGCGGCAAATACTTTCAAGTACAGCACAACTGATGAGGCTTGCCGTTTTTCCGCACTGACAACGGGTGGGTTTGGCTGGTTCACAGCAGCCTCCGGCACAGCAGGTAACGCCATAACGTTCACCCAAGCAATGACGCTGGATGCGAGTGGGAATTTGGGACTAGGAACCACAAGTCCAAAAGCCAACTCAGGTTATGCCACCCTTACGCTCAACAACGCAACCAACGGCGGTGTTGTGCAATTTACTCAAGCCGACACGACCATTGGTCAACTGTTCTTTGATGGCAACGGTGGCACACTGCGGACGTCAGGAAGCACCTCTTTAGTATTTGGCACAGCTAACACAGAACGCGCCCGTATCGACACCAGCGGTAAAGTCTATATTGCAGGCACTACCGATCAAGGCGCATATAACCTGCAAGTCAATGGCACGGGTGTATGGGGTGCTGGTGCATATGTCAACGGCTCTGATGCACGGCTTAAGGAAGAAGTGCAAGACCTTGCGCCTGCGCTGGATGTTATTGCCTCGCTGCGGCCTGTGACGTTCCGATACAAGGAGGATTACTCTAAAGATCAAAATGTTCAGCCCGGCTTTATCGCGCAGGAGCTTCAGACCGCAATGGCTGGGCAGGCTTATGTTGATGGCGTGATTCAATCTGGGCCTCAGCATCTAAACGTGGCATATCAATCACTGATTCCACTGTTAACTAAAGCTATCCAAGAACTCAAAGCAGAATTTGACGCTTACAAAGCAACCCACCCCTGAAAGGTAAATCATGACTATCACCTGGACAATCACCCAAACTGACTACATCACTGCTGATGGTTTCATCACCACAGCCCATTGGACTGCTACTGCTGTTGATGGGGACTACTCCTCTAGCATCTATGCAACCTGTTCATGGGAACCTGGAACACCCAGTATTCCCTATGCTCAAGTTACGCAACAAGAGGTTTTAGATTGGTGCTGGTCATCAGGAGTGGATAAAACTGCAACTGAAGAAGTTCTGGCGGCTAATATTGCAACTCAGAAGAATCCTCCTGTTTCTCAAGGTTTGCCCTGGGCACCCGCACAAGATTCTGTACAAGCATAAAGGGTCTCGCCGCTGCCCCATCTCAGCGGTTGCATTTGGAGTAAACATGGACGACAAAAAAATTGAACTAAGCCTGAGCCTGGTGAACGCCACTCTGCAGTATTTGGGTACGCGCCCGTACGGTGAGGTGTTCCAGCTGGTTCAAGCCATTCAGGAGCAGGCAATCCCCCAGGTTCCAATGCCTGAGACCAAGCCGGAAGAAGCCCCGGTTCAGTGAGGTTGAAATTGACCCGATAACCATTGGCGTTGCATTTGCCGGGGCCAAAGCGGCGGTAGCCACCATCAAGGAGGTTATCAAGCTCGGTAAGGACGCCAATGAGTTAACCAAGAGTATCGTCGGGTATTTTGACCAGAAGGCCATCATTGAGAAGGCCGAGGCGGTCAAGGAGCGAGAGAAGCGCGAGGCGCTGTGGGACAAGGCCAACGGGGTCAAGCCCAAGAAAACGGATGCAGAGCTAACGTCAGAGGCGATGGAGATTGTCCTGAAGCGACGGGAGCTAGAGAGGCAGGAGTACGAGCTGTACGAGATGCTGGTGTGGTCTGGCCAGGGAAAGATCTGGGACGACATGGTCAAGCTCAGAGAGAGCATGAAGCGGCAGATTGCCAAGGAAGAGGCTGAGGCGGTTAAGCAGAAGATCATTGATGCCGCCAAGGCCCAGGACCGCAAGGACATGATCCAGGACATACAGCTCTCAGTGGCAATCATTGCGGCGTTTAGTCTAGCGATGTACTGGCTGGTCCAGTGGGGGATTTCAAAAGGATTGTGGAGATGATGTTCGGCCTTGAAGATGCGTCTAAAACCATTGGGATTGTTACTGCATCCTTTGCGATGGTTGGTGGCGGTTGGACTCTTGCCGACAAAATGGGCATCTTCAAGAAAGACATTTTGGAATGGTCTCCAGGGTTTTTTAGTATTAGCGATGGCTTTGCAAATGACGAGTTCAAAGTTGTTGTAGCCCGTAAAAAGAACCGCGACGATTGTGAAGTCATCAGTTTCAAGCTAGAAGTGCGCGATGCCGATTTTGTTGTGCATCCAGCCAAGCCAAGTATTGCAACGTTTTCTGGACCTGCCTCATCTGACGTAGACAAGTTTGGGTATAAATTTAAGCTGGATACCGAGCAAAAGGTTGCGCCAGGGCAGGCTACTCTGTTGGCACATATCAAATACAAGTGCCCAGAGGGCGAGGTCATTGTTAACTACCCCAACCACAAGAATCTCAACTTCAACATCAAAGGGTAACCACTAATGCTGACACTACTATCCACCCTGATCTCGTTCCTGATGGGCGGCTTGCCCAAGATCCTGGACTTCTTTCAAGACCGGTCGGACAAGAAGCACGAGCTGGAGCTGGCCCAGATGCAGATCGCCCGGGAGCTTGAGATGCGCAAGCTGGGGTTTGAAGCCCAAGAACGGGTCGAGAATATCCACACCCAACAGATCGAGCTTGAGACCAAGTCCAACGAGAAGGTCTCCATGATTGCCGCCCAGCAGGCTGAGATGCAGGCCATCTACGCCCACGACACGGCGCTCAACGAGGGCACTAGCCAGTGGATGAAGAACTTCCGCGCAAGTGTGCGCCCAGCTATTACCTATGGTTTCTTCTTCCTGCTGGTTGGTATTGACTGCGCCTTGGTTTACCATGGCCTGAGCACCGGCGTTGGGTTCCAAGACATGGCTGATCAATTGTGGGACGACGAGACCCAGGCGCTGTTTGCCAGCATCATTGCGTTCCATTTTGGCGGTCGGGCATTTGGTAAATGAACGTCAGCCCTAAAGCCGTGGCTATGATCAAACACCATGAAGGTGTAAGACAAAAGCCTTACAGATGTCCAGCAAAGCTATGGACGATTGGCGTTGGGCATGTGTTGTACCCGGAGCAGGGTAAGTTGCCCATCGACCAGCGGGATGGGTTTGCCTTGAAGATCGAGGATTTCAGGGTCTTCAGCATGGAGGAAGTTGATGGAATACTTCGCGCAGATCTGGCTCGCTTTGAGCGAGGGGTTCACACCTACATCACTGCTCCTCTTACACAAAGCATGTTTGACGCTCTTGTGTCTTTCAGTTTTAACGTCGGTCTGGGAACACTCCAGCGTTCGACGCTTCGTCAAAAACTCAATAGGGGCGACAAAGAAGGCGCGGGTCAAGAACTGTTGAAGTATTGCATGGCTGGTGGCAAAATACTCAAAGGGTTGCAGAACCGTCGGCTTGACGAACACGCCCTGTTCATGTCGTAGGGATCGAGATGCCGCTCAAGAAAATAATGTTTCGTCCAGGTGTGTCGCGTGAAAATACGCGGTATGCCTCAGAATCTTTGGGCCCAGTCAATGCTGGCACCGAGGTGGTTGGCGGCTGGTACGAGTCTGAGAAGGTTCGTTTCCGTGCTGGAACCCCTGAAAAATTGGGCGGTTGGGTTCAGATCTCTGCCAATTACTTTAAGGGCGTGTGCCGGTCTCTGTGGAACTGGGTGACTCTTACCTCGCTTAACCTGATTGGCGTTGGTACAAACCTAAAGTTCTATATATCCAACGGCGGTGCGTACTACGATATTACGCCTATTAGGGCCACTACCACCCTGACAAACCCGTTCGGGACCATTCTGAACTCCTCGACAGTCCTGGTAACTGACGCTGCTGGCGGGTTTACTGATGGCGCGTATGTAACGTTTAACGGCTCTTCTGCCATAGGTGGCCTGACGTTACTTGGGGAATACAAGATCTCCTTGCAGTCTGCCACTACCTACAACATAACTGCAGAATCCACGGTAGACCTAGTTCTCTCGACAGGCGTATTTACGGCCCAGTTTCAGCTGGCCAACAACGTTGAAGTGGTGTTATCCACCACGGGCGCTTTGCCTACAGGTTTTGTGGCAGGCACGACCTATTACGTCGTTAATACTTCAGGGTACACATTCCAGCTTGCTGCCACTTCTGGGGGCACGGCGATCGTTCCGACCGGCACGCAGTCTGGAATCCATACGGCCACTGCCAAAGCCACGTCTACCACGGCTAGCGGGGGAGGCACGGTGTACGCTATGTACCAGATCAATACCGGCCCTGAGTACACGGTGGCCTTGACGGGATGGGGTGCAGGCGGTTGGGGCTTAGGAGCCTGGGGCGTTGGAGCTACTGGTACAGATGCGTTGCGCCTGTGGAGCCAGTCTAACTTTGGTGAAGATCTAGTATTTGGTCCCCGTGGTGGGGCTATGTACTACTGGAATGCCACTTACAACGTGAATGGCGCTCCTGTCACCATCACCATAGCCACCCCTGGCGTGCTGACGGCCAGTGTGAACTTTGCCAACGGGGACGCCATCATGCTGACCACGACCGGGGCGTTGCCGACTGGTCTGACTCCTGGCACTGTGTATTACGTTGTCAATGCGTCTAGTGGTACATGTAACCTTGCGGCTACAGCTGGTGGTACGCCAATCACTACTTCTGGCTCTCAGTCTGGCACGCATACTATTGCGGCCCGGGGGATCCCGGTCACCTCTCTGTCTGGCGCGTCTGGTGTTCCAACGATTCAGAATTTGATCTTTGTGTCTGACATCAGCCGGTTTGTGTTTGCCTTTGGCTGTAATGACTACGGGGCTACCGCCCAAGACCCCATGTTGATCCGCTGGTCGGACCAAGAGTCTGTGGTGGAGTGGACCCCTGCCGCTACCAACCAGGCTGGCAGTTTGCGCCTATCCCATGGCTCAGAGATTGTGACGTGCTTGCAGACCCGCCAAGAGATTGTGGTGTTCACGGACTCCTCGGTGTATTCACTGCAGTACTTGGGCGCTCCGACTGTCTGGGGTAGCCAGATCCTGGGAGACAACATCTCCATCATGGGTCAGAACGCTACGTCTGTTGCATCTGGTGTGGTGTACTGGATGGGTGTGGACAAGTTCTATAAATACGACGGCCGTGTCTCTACCTTGCGTTGTGACCTGCGTCAGTATATCTATAGCAATATCAACCTGGCTCAGGCTCAGCAGGTGTATAGCGGGACTAACGAGGGCTTTAACGAGGTCTGGTGGTTCTACTGCTCGGCTAATTCAACCCAGATAGATAAGTACGTGGTTTACAACTATCTTGAGGATATTTGGTACTACGGCAACATGGCTCGCACGGCGTGGCTAGACTCTGGTTCCTTGGACTATCCGCTGGCTGCTCCGTACATCAATTCAACGTCTAACAATCTGGTGTACCACGAGAACGGTAATGACGACAACATAACCGGCGTACCTGCGGCCATTGACTCGTATATCTCGTCTTCAGAATTTGACATCAGCGACGGCCATAACTTTGGCTTTATCTGGCGTATCCTGCCTGACTTGACGTTTAGAAGTTCTACTGGGGAGACGACTCCTCAGGTCACTATGACCTTGATCCCGTTGCAGAACTCTGGGTCGGGATATACCAATCCAGCCTCTGTTGGTGGTTCAGACAACGCTACGATCAGCCGTATTGCATCGGCCCCGGTTGAGGAGTTCACTGGCCAGGTCTATGTGCGTGTGCGCGGGCGTCAGCTGGTGTTTAAGGTTCAGGGTAACCAGTTGGGATTGCAGTGGCAACTTGGAGCGCCTCGTATTGACATCAGGCCTGATGGGCGTAGAGGCAACTCATGACGTTGATTGTCACATCAGATGCTGAACTGCTACGGGTTACTCCCCCGAACTTGCCTCTTGCCCCGGGACAATACAGCTCCCAATACCAAGAGCAGTTCAACAATGTGTTACGGCTGTACTTCAACCAGCTCAATAAGATCGTAGGACAGCTTATGGCCTCCAATACAGAAGTACCAATCTCATTTCCGCCCACAGCCCTGGATGCGTTTGGTCGACAGCGGGTTAGCCAGCCCTATACCCTGTTTGATAGCCAGAACCGTTACGCTGCTGATAACCAGTTTGACTCTTCGACGACAGGCACAGGGTCCACCACGTTCAATACAAACCAGGCCAGCGTCAGCATGAGCGTGACGGCCGGTGGCGTGGGTTCTGTAGTGCGTCAGACCTACCGGAGCTTCCCATATCAGCCCGGTAAGGGGTTATTGGTGCTTGCTACCTTTGTGATGGATGCGAGTAACAGCGTCAACCTGACCCAGCGCGTTGGTTATTTCAATACTCAGAACGGTGTGTTCTTCCAGAAGGTAGATGGGGTTAATTCTTTTGTCTTGCGTTCTAACACCTCAGGAACTCCCAGCGATGCCCGTACAGTCAACCAGGCTGATTGGAATGGCGACCCCTTAGATGGGACGGGCACCAGTGGGTATACTTTAGACTTAACAAAACCGCAGATTCTGTGGATGGACTTTGAATGGTTGGGTGTAGGCTCGGTCCGTTGTGGGTTCATCATTAACGGTGAATACATTGTTTGCCACACATTTAACACTGCAAACGTCTATGGCACCACGGTCTACATGACCACGGCCATTCTGCCTGTAAGGTATGAGATTACAACCACGACCTCGGCGGTGGCCGCAACGTTGACCCAGATCTGTTGCTCTGTTGTATCTGAGGGCGGGTTTGAGCAGACGTCAATTGACCATGTGGCGCGTCGCACCACAATCTTTACGACCATTAACACGGCGGCTACGTTCTACCCGATTGTGTCTATTCGATTGGCTTCTGGTCGGACTGGCGCGGTGGTACTACCAAACCGGGTACAGTTTCTTCCCACAACCAGCCAGAACTACGAAGTGGCTTTGCTGAAGAACCCGACTTTGACGGGAGCAACCTGGGCGGCTACAGTTCCATCTGACAGCAACGTGGAATATGACGTTGCAGCCACGGCTATTAGCTCTATTGGGACCATTGCTCAGACAGACTATGTCACTTCCTCAGGTAGTGCTGGCGTTAGCGAAACAAGTGTTCCGACCGGGTACAACTGGGACTTGCAGCTGGGGGTGTCCTTGGCTGGGGTGAGCGATATCTACACACTTGCTGTACGCACGGTGTCTGGCGCAACAACGGGGGATGGATTGGGGTCCATCTCTTTCTACGATCTGACGCAGTAAGGATTCAACATGGCAGACATGAGTATTGAAGAGATTCTCAGTAACGACCTAAAGAATAACTATCCAGAGGGGTATGCCACTGTGGAGGAGTATGCTGCCGGTCTAGAAGATGCCATAAATAACGGAATGAAAATTATTCGGTCTGGCGACGCGTTGCTTATTTATGACGATGTTGCTGAAGGTGTCGCTGAAGCACACGTTATTAACGGCGGTGTCTCTGTCATAAAAGGTATTCAATATCTTTTCAAGGCATTGATGCAGCTTCGTGAGGATGGTTACAAGGAAGTGCAGATTCCTTACGACAAGAAAGAGTTTGCCGGCATTCTTAGTAAGCTCCCAATCTTCCAGGTAACAACTGAGAAGATAGACGATGGAGAAGGTAGAACCTACCTAACAAAAGTGAGGTTAGCATGAGCGGCGCAAAGAAGGTAGCAAAAAAAGGCCTTGCAGCAGTACGCAAGGTTACGGGCGATACGTATGACGCGATTGGGAGAGTTGCTCAGAAGGTTGGTGATGCCGTAGAGTCGGTATTAGAAAACCCAAAAGCACTTGCCGCTGTTGCCATTAGCATGGCATTTCCAGCTGCCGCACCGTCTATTGGTAATTGGATTCTTGGCGCTGAGCTAGCCGCTGCATATCCGGCCGCTGCAGCCGCTGTGGGTAATATGTGTCTCAACACAGCCATGAACGGTGGCGATGTTGGACAAGCTGTTAAGACCACGGCTCTGCAGTACGTTGGCAACATTGGTTCTCAAAAGCTGACCGAGATTGTTAAGAATGCTGATATTGTTCCTGATGCCTTCGCTAAGAACATTGGGACCACAACAACCTATGCAGCCATCCAAGCTGCTCAAGGTAAGGATCCGACGGTTGCTTTGCTAACTGGCGGTGCTAACGCTTGCGCCCAAGTTATTGCTCAGGAGATCCCTGGGTTTACAGAACTTCCGAAGACCACTCAAGAGCAGATTACCCGTGCTACTGCAGCTGCGATCCAGGGTAACAGCACCGGCGTTCTGAATGCGGCCATTGACTTTGGAGTCAAGTTTGCCAAGGACGAGTACAACGCTTACAAAGAAGCTAACAATAACGGGTTTGGTTATGATGCCGCCGCTTGGAAAGACGCTAAGGCAATTGGAGTTACTGATCTAAAAGATTACCAATATGCAAAAGAGATCGGGGCAGATAACCCATACGATCTTCAGGTCGGCAAAGCAATTGGAGCCAAAGATAACTTTGATTTGCAGTTGGCTAAAGACATTGGTCTTAGCACTGCTGACGATTTTAATTATGCCAAGCAAATTGGTGTTAGTAACAAAGAAGATTTTGACTTAGCCAAAGATATTGGTGCTCAAAACGCACTTGATATTGACTTTGCAAAGCAGCTTGGTATTGATACGTCCCAGGACTTTGGTTATGCCAGAAACTTGGGCGTTAATAATGCTGAAGACTTTAATTTTGCCAAGCAAGTTGGAGCTCAGGACTTAACTGATTTGAATGTTGCCAAGCAATATGGCATTACAGACAAAGACACGTTAGATCAATATTCAGATTTCCTTGGGCGCGGTACTGAGATAGCATCGACCAACACAATCCAGGGTGCAAATGGCGATGAACTGACAATTGATAACGAGGGTAACGTTGTCAAGTACACCTATGGCACTGGTGAGAATCAGGTTGATTTGACCGAAGAGGTTGCTAAAGCAGCTCGCTCAGGTGGATACACTTTGCGCGGAGATGATGGAAGCACGATTACCATAAATCCCAATGGCACTGTCTCTGCGACTGAAGCACCGGAGGATGAGTTCCTCCCAAGTGGTCAAAAGAGACCGTCAGTTTCTTATGCTCGTCTAATTAACCAAGCTGCTCAGAACCGGGCTATTACCCAAAAGAGTGAGCAAGGTGGTATTAACGAGGCAACAATTGCCGCCAGCGAGCGCATGAAGGCTAGCCCTCTTAACAAGACAGGCTACCAAGTTACTCAA